AGAACAGCAGAAAAGCATTAAATCTGCAAACCTTTTTACAAAGGAGGTTTTAGACTACTATCTTGTTGGTGAGACTGCTACTGGTATAAAACTACCTTGTGGCAATCCTAACAAATTTAGGCTGCGAGGCGGAGAATGCTCTATTCTTGCTGGGATTAACTCATCAGGGAAAAGTTTGTTTGCTGGGCAGATCATGCTTGGCGCTATGGAGCAGGGATACAAGTGCCTTTCTGTGTCTTTGGAAATGTCGCCTAAGTCCCAGTTGGCTCGTATGTGGCGACAAGCGTCCCTCAAGATGCAGCCTACAATTGATTTTGGGCTAGGCTTTAACTCTTGGGCAAAGGACAAGTTGTACTTCTGTGACAAGCAGGGAACTATTGATTTACCTACTCTGATGTCAATCATCAGGTATACAGTCGCAGAGTACGGTGTAGACTTTATTCTTGTAGACAGCCTGATGACCATAGGAGGCATTGCTAACGATGACTACACTAAGCAGAAGCAAGTCGTATGCGAAATTGCTGATGCTGCCCGTGACCTTGATTGCCATATCATGCTGGTAGCGCATGCTAGAAAGTCCATGTCTGTGCGCGACAAGATTGATAGGTTCTCTATTCGCGGCGCTGGTGAGTTGGCCGACAGGGTAGACAACGTGTTGCTTATGGGTAGGTACTACACCGAAGAAAATGATGACGAGCCTGATGCTTACCTTGCCATATCAAAGGCTAGACACTGGGACATGGCTGAGTGCGAGATAGACTTGTGGCTACATGATGAGTCGCTAAACTTAACTGAGGAGGGAATACTGCCTAAGAAACTGGAAATGGATGATGAGTAACTGGAAGAACTTCGAACGAAGGGTTGCCAAAATATTTGGCGGCGCAAGGATACCAGTTAACGGTAGGGCTGAGTTAGATATAGATCACCCAAAATACGGTATAGAATGCAAGTATCGCAAAGTCCTGCCTGATTGGCTTTTTGGCAAGGCGGTTAAGCAGGCCTTGACCGGAAGCAAGAAGTGTGGTAAAATACCCATAGTTGTAATTGGTAAATATAACAGTTCTGATATCCATGTGCTTATGGATATCCAGACATTCTTAACTATTACAGGAGAAAATGATGTCCAACATGCAAGTTCACCCGATGTTTCGTAGCATCCTTAATAACTTTTTTGATGATAGACCTTTGTCGCAGCAATTGCTTAGTCCTATTAAGTATCAAAAAACAGAAGTATACGAGAGCGGCACTGGCGCTGAAGATGACCCTTTAATCTCAGTGGAAACTAGGTACGAGCCAGTAACTAAGCGCTGGAAATCTTGGACAACAGAATCTGGGGAGTTTCATCGAATCGCATTGGAGGATTAATGGATCGAATAGAACTAGACCTTAAACGCCCATTTGAACTTAACGAACTTTTATGGCGCGATGGTTATGGGAAGGGTAACAAATCGCTTGTGTACATTACGGCCCGTACAGCGCAAAACAGACTAGATAAAGTGTTTGGGCCAGCAGGCTGGCAAGTATCCTATGACTATAAAGGCGACAGGATGCTATGCACTGTGTCTTGTTTGGTTAAAGGTAACTGGGTTAGTAAGACAGACGGCGCTGGCGACACTAGCATCGAAGGCGAGAAGGGAGGTATCTCTGACGCATTTAAACGTGCTTGTGTTGCTTGGGGCATTGGCAGGTACTTGTACTACCCTACCGCTTTCGACCAGAACAAGCAGCCAGCACATTGGGCAACGCCTGAAGGCTACGATAAGATCATGGCCGTGAAGTACGAGGATGAACTTAAGGATTGGGTAGAAGAATACAACAGGAAGGCCGCATGAACGAGTACCAAAAGTTTATCCACAAATCTAGGTATGCTAAATACTTAGACAGTGAGAAACGCAGGGAGTCTTGGGAAGAAACCGTCACACGATATATTGATTTCTTTGAGAAACGTAGCGACATAAACCTTTCCAAAGTTAAGAAGGCAATAATTGACATGGATGTCATGCCTTCCATGCGGTGCTTGATGACCGCTGGTGAGGCTTTGGATCGTGACAACGTGGCAGGGTACAACTGCGCGTACCTTGCCGTTGACTCTCCTAGGGCGTTTGACGAGACTGCCTACATACTGATGTGCGGTACTGGTGTGGGGTTCTCTGTGGAGCGACAGTTTATCTCCATGCTTCCTGATGTTGCTGACGAGTTCCATGACTCCGATACTGTCATTGTCGTAGCCGACAGCAAGATCGGATGGGCAAAAGCCTTGAAGGAACTTGTTTCTTTGTTATATGCTGGGCAGATTCCCACATGGGATTTGTCTAAACTGCGTCCAGCAGGGGCTAGGCTAAAGACATTTGGTGGTAGAGCGTCTGGCCCTGATCCTCTGGATAAAATGTTCAAGCACTTTGTATCTGTATTTAGAGGCGCAGCAGGGCGCAAGTTAAACTCTATCGAGTGTCACGACTTGATGTGCTTTATTGGCGAGTCTATTGTAGTGGGTGGAGTAAGGCGCTCTGCCATGATTTCTCTGTCCAACCTCACTGATGAGCGAATGCGTCACGCCAAGTCTGGTCAGTGGTGGATGGAGAACCCGCAACGTGCCCTGTCTAACAATAGCGTTTGCTATACTGAAAAGCCCGACATGGGAATCTTTATGCGGGAGTGGCAGTCTCTTTACGAGAGTCGCAGCGGCGAAAGAGGAATATTTAACAGAGAAGCGGCAAAGAAAATAATTCCAGATCGTCGAGATGATGCTTACGCTTTTGGATGTAACCCATGTTCTGAGATCATACTAAGGTCTAAGCAGTTCTGTAACCTTAGTGAGGTGGTCTGTAGGGCCGATGACACTCTAGAAACAATCAAGAAGAAGATTGAGATTGCTACGATCATAGGCACAATGCAGTCTACCCTCACTGACTTTAGGTATCTATCTCCGGCGTGGAAGCGTAACACTGAGGAAGAGCGACTTCTTGGGGTTAGTTTAACTGGAATCATGGACTGCAATGCTCTTATGCTTGCAACTGATTCTGAATTAAATGACCTAAAGGAGGTAGCGATAAAGGTCAACAAGAAGTACGCCAAGATGCTGGACATACCTGAGTCTGCTGCAATCACATGCGTCAAGCCATCTGGAACGGTTAGCCAACTTGTAAACAGCAGCAGCGGGATTCATCCTCGTTACAACGACTACCTAATTCGTAGGGTAAGGAACGACAAGAAAGACCCGCTTAGTCAAGCAATGATTGATGCTGGCTTTCCTGCCCACACTGATCCGTATAATACAGAGGCGTGGGTATTTGACTTCCCCCAGATGTCTCCAAAGGGTGCTGTTACTAGGCATGACCTGAGCGCTTTGGATCACTTAGAGGTGTGGATGCGCTTTGCAGTACACTGGTGCGAGCATAAGCCATCTGTTACGATCTACGTTAAGGAAGAAGAGTGGATGGATGTCGGCGCTTGGGTCTGGAAAAACTTTGACCTTATGTCTGGCGTATCGTTTCTGCCTAGCGCAGATGAAGCACATTCATACGAATCAGCACCTTACGAGGACATTGGCAAGGAGGAATACAAGGAATTGTCAAAAGCAATGCCGGATAAACTAGATTGGGACTCTATAGTAGAGGTAGAGGATGTTACAACCAGCAGTCAAGAACTAGCCTGCGTAGGAGGTGCTTGCGAACTATGATGGACCTGAAAGTGTTTTTTCTTGGTGTAGCAATGTTGTTTCTGATTGCTATATGATTTTAAAAGATAAAAGGTGGAGGAGTAAAAAATACACCGATTGGGTTGCCAAGAACATGGCATGCGCCAACTGTACATTACAGGATGAGACTATAGTATCTCACCATTTGAAGCACCGCTACTTTCCGTATAGTGGTGGAGGCACTGGCATGAAAGCGGATGACTTTTTAGTTATGCCGCTATGCTATAAATGTCATGACAGAGCGCATAATGGAGATAATGATGTGTTAGATTGGCAAGCAGAGTTTATATTTAAAACATTGACAATGGCTTTTAGGGAGGGTATACTTATTGTTGACGACACAAGATGCTGAAGATGCTTTGGAGTTTATGCACGATAACTGCCTTAAACTTGCGGAAGCAAGGGCGCAGAAAGAACAGATCAAAGAGTTCAAAAAGATCGAATCTTCTCGACTATTTCTGGAAGCGCCAAAAGGGTCTGTGGCAGACCGTCAAGCATGGGCTTTGTCCCATGAAACCTACAAGAACCTTGTGGAAGGCGAGAAGGAAGCCATCAGGCGTGAGTACGAACTATCCATGCGCTTTAAAGCAGCGGAGGCTACAATCGAAGTATGGCGTACAATTCAAGCGAACAACCGCGTAGAAGCGCGGGTGTTATAAT